CATACCCTGTGTTTCGGGTGCATGTTCGAAATAAGCGGCGGGTTGGAATGCTGGTCGTGCGTGCGCAGGTCGAATTTGAAGGATAACTTCAGGGCGAGAAGGGTAGGAGGGGGTGTGGGATGATGGCGCCGGAAGAGATTGAATCGTGCAGGCGCATGTGCCGCAGGCTTCAAGAGCTTCAAGAGGTTCTTTCGCGGCTTGGTGCGACGGTTGTTCGGGCCGGGTCGGCGGTGAAGAAGTGTGGCGGGGAAATCGAGAAGGCGGTCAAAAAGACAAACGAGAGGATAGGCAATGTGCAGAATGGCGATCGGTCGTAAGAAATTTGTGCAGGGATTCATCGGGTATCGTTGTCCGGCGTGCGGAGAAAAGGTTTGTGCGGCTGGTAGTGGCAGCGACAAGGAGATTGATGTTGAAGAGGTCGCTATCCAGGCAGCGATGCGGGGAGAAGCTGAAGCGGATACCCTCGTGGAGTGTTTCAGTTCGGGTAAATGCCATTGGGCCGGGCGGCTGAGCGAGTGCGTGAAGGTCGAGGATTGCGTCAAGGCGCTGCGGGCGGTCAATGCGCACCTGGTGGAGTTCTGTGACAACGGCAGGTCGTTTCATGCGATGGCGGTTGAGGCGGCGAGGCGAACGATAAAGGACTTGGAGTATGTGCGCCGGAAACATGAGTGGCAGAAAAATGAATCCGCGGGATTTGCCGATGGTTTGCAAAAAAAGGTTCAGGAGTACGAGAGGCAGATTCGGCAGCGGGACGGTGTGATTGCCACGCATACCGAGACCATCGAAGAGCTGAGGTGTGAACGGCAGGAATATATTGAGGTGATTCATAGGCGGGATGAAGAAATTGGTCGGTTGAAAAAGGAGTCTGCTGAAAATACCAACAGGTTTTTTAAAAAGATTGAAACTCTTGCAAGACTGGTCCGTGAGCGGGATGTGGTGATCGCCGAGCATGTCAGAATCATTGAAGAATTGCACGCTGATTTGTGGCGCGTAAATCCCGGACAACTTATCGCTAAGGATGATGATCGGAACTCGGATGCGGCGCCCAACACAGAGAAGATGCCGGCGCGGTCTTCGTGTGTGCATTCGTGCATGGCGGTGCAGGATCAGGTTGTGGAAATCCAGTCGCTGCACAAAGAAATTGACCGGTTGAAAAAGGAGTTGAGCGGTCAGATTGCCTACAAAGAGCAGAATCGTCTGGTGATTCAAGAACGGAATAAGACGATTCAGGAGCGTGATCAAGAAATTGACCGGCTGAAAGGACGGGTCGAGGTGCGGGAGCGCGATTTGGGAGTCATGTCGCAGGACTATTTGACCGCGGTGCTGGCTCTGCAGGAAAGCAAGGGGCCTGTGGGTCAGACATACAGAGAAACGATTCAGCAGCTGCACACCGGAATTCAAGGTCATGTCAAGACGATTCAGGAGCGGGATGCGGAGATTCAGAGATTGAAATCGCAAGTGGAGGCTTTGAAATATGAAGCAAGAATAGCGAAATTGAATCTGAAAGCAGGCGAAAAAGTCATTTTAGGGCGTGGCGAAACAATTCAGAATCAGTGTACCGAGATTCAGCGGCTGAAAAATCGGATCGGCACGCTTTTGACGGCACATCCGCTTGAAAATTGGATAAAGCGTGCGGAGAAGGCGGAAATCGAGCTGGAGAAAATCAAGGGGTATGTCCGGGGGGTCATGGTTGCTAGAAGGGCCTGCCAGCACGGCAAAGCGCCGGATATACTGTGCGCCAGCTGCGGCGCGCCTCTGGAATATTCCAAAGAATACGATGCGCATTACTGTGCGTTTTGCCATCGGTGGACCGAGGCCAAGTGCGAGGATCCGAACTGCGAGTTCTGCAGCAAGCGGCCGGAAAATCCTTTGAATTGATATTCCAAGCAACATCGAAAGGAGATTGAAAGAATATGCGGGGCAAGAAAGCCAGGGCGATCAGACAGATGGTGTACGGCAAGAACGAGTCGAAGCGGAATCCGGGCCGGTACATGTGGCAGAGCGATCCGCCGGGTGGAAAGCGAACGGGCGGGACGAATCCGTTCGGCGGCAACGGCGGTCTGGTGTGCGCCGGGAAGCGGGGTACATATCAAAAAGTCAAGCGCATAGTGAAGCGTCAGGGTCTGAAGGTGAATTACGACGGCAGCCAGACATGGGTGCAGGAAGGTTGATATCGGCGCAGATGGTTCGGTGATGGATTGGACTGTGCGTAAATGGTTAAGAAGTATGATGACAGAACAGAAATGGAAGTGGTTCGGGCGAGGCTGGACGGGGTTTCATTCAGGCGGATTTATCAGGAATTCGGGCTTCATTCCAGTTCGGTCTATCACATTTTAAAGCGGCACGGCATCGTTCACAGGGGATGCGGACGGGGCCGGGGCTGGCAGGGGCGGGTAGGGTGCAACGGGGGCAGGGATGAACCGGGGGAGTCCGGAGGGTTTGCCGGAGGGGTCGGCGGCAGCAACTGGGTCAAGGTGATCGAGGATGAACCGGAACGGCCCTGCTCATGCTGCGGCAAGCTGTTCAAGCCCTATGTGTTCGAATACCAGATATGCAAACGGTTGTGCTTCTGGTGCTACACCAGCGACGGAGAGGACGGGGAGGACAGGGTGTGCACGGTATAGGGAGAAATCAACAAACGAAAGGCGCCAATCAATGGACATGAAGAACACGATAAACACGATAAACACGATGAACAAGGAAATGCTGCTTGCAGGAGTTATCCGGATCAAGCGGCTGCACGAAAATGCGAAGATTCCGCAGCATATGACGCGAGGCGCGGCGGGTTTCGATCTGTGCGCCGTCGAGAGCGCCTTTGTCCAGCCGGGTGCGACGGTGAAAATCGGCACGGGGCTGGCCTTTGAGATTCCGGCGCGGTGCGAGCTTCAGGTTCGGCCCAGAAGCGGGCTTTCGCAGATCGGCATTCAGGTGATTGTGGGAACGGTCGACAGTGATTATCGCGGGGAGGTGTGCGTTCTACTGCACAACACCACCGGGATCGCCTACCGGGTCATTCGAGGGGATCGGATCGCCCAGGGCGTGCTGGCGCCGGTGATTCGGGCGGCGTTCGTGGAGGTTGATGAACTGAGCCAAACGGACCGGGGGGCAAACGGGTTCGGGTCTACGGGGATTTCGGAGATTGTCAAGGGTCAGGTGGTGGGGCAGTGCGATGCCTGGCCGGATCCGACGGCGATGCTTGTCAGGTCTGTTGCGGCCCGGCTGCATGAGCAAAAACTGAATAATGCTTTAAATAAACCGATTGTAAACCACGAAGCACCAACTCGGTTTACAATGGAAAACAAAGGAGGTTCAAATGATCAAACCGATTAAGTTGTGCGTGGGTGGGATATACGCGAACGAGGACAACAGCCGGCGCAAGATTCTGGCGATCAACAGCAACAACACGATCAAATATCAGATTCTGGAAAAGAACGGGCGCGGCCCGGGCGCGGTCGGCGGGGAGTACGTCTGCGCGATGATCACGTTCTCGCGGTGGGCGCATGTCGTCATATCCGACGGCAAGCCTGCAATGGGCGCGGCCAGGCGGGCGGCGACGGCAAAGGCGATACGAGACAGCAAGAGGCTGCGGCAGTCGATGGCGTAACCGTAACAAAGCGGCGTGGTAAAAGGGTGGGCGGAGGGTTTTGACATGGGCGTCGGTGTGGCGGGAAGCGATTCGCTGTTTCGGTTGTACCGGGCGGCTGCGGAAGCCGTCGATCTGTATTTCCGGAACGGCTACGACAGGGAGATGGGCGTGCGGCGAGCGGTTCAGGATTTGATGACCCGGTTTCCCCTGCTTTCAACGTGGGAGGCTCACAGGATGGCCGATCGTGCGTGGGTGGCGTATCAGCGGAGCGCCGACGCCTCGCCGAACAAGGCAAAGGCCGGATGACTTCCGGGCAGATCGAACAGATCGAGGCGGCGGTCGAGATGATTCGGCGGGCTATTTATCCGGGCCGGCATCTGATCGACACGAATCCGAAAGCCGCCGACGACGACATCAAGCAAGCGGTGGCGTATGCGGCGGGAAAGGTTCGGGAGATTGAATACGGGTATCATCGGGTCGAACATTATTCGAAGGCAAAGGGGAGTGCGGCATGACAATGATTGCGGATGCGTTTGAGGTGTACCGCTGCGGCAAGTGGGTTCGAATCGCGCCGGAGCAGATCGTTCGCGGCGAGCATTACCGGCGCATGCGAAACGGGGTGCGGGTGTCCGCGGTTCCGGAAATCGGCCCGGTGGATATGGATCGGGCGGCGGTTGACCCGGTGATTGAGCAGAATGTGAACAGCGCGCCGGTTGACAGCCGCCAGGACAGACCGGTCGGGAAATGCTGGGGGCTGGTATGCGATCATGCCATGTCCGGGTATCTGGATGGATATAAAAAGATCACGTTTTTGAAGTGCGCCAAGGCAAACGGCGCGCCGGTGAAGGACATGCAGATGTGCCCGCTTTCGAAATGGCGGCGCAACTGGAAGGGAGAGGCGACGATCGATGGCCGTGAGAAAATCTGAGGTTGGAACGTTTTCACTGCAGAAGGGGCACATCAAGGGCGTCAGCGTTTTTTCGCTGGACTGCGCGTCTTACTGTTCCGGCGACAAATGCCCGCTGGCCAAGGTCTGCACCTACGAGAAAAAAGGGTACTGCACCCTGGAGCTGCGGTGGATCAAGGCGGCGTTCGCCCCGTTCATGGAGTTGATGAAGCGGGTTCCGAGTTCGTTTCTGTCGCAGATTGTCGGCATGCAGATCATGCCGCTGTATCGCCACCTGATCATTCTGCACAAGCAGCAGATGGCGCTGAGCGAAGACGAGATCATTCAGGTTCCCGAATTCGGTCTGAAAAAGGTGCATCCGATTTTTGACGAGATTCGGCGAACGTCCGCCGCCATCATGGCGATCATGGCCCGGGCCAATGTGCTGCAACTGGCGGAGCAGGCTGGTCTGCTGGACATTCTGAACAGCACGCCTCCCCGTCCCGAGCCGGGAGATGATTCGGAAATCGACGAGGAAGAGGACGAGGCTTTCAATTTGACATACGGCGATCCCGGGCACCTGGACGCCGTGATCGGCGGGAAATAACGTGGCGCTGGTCAATCTGATTCCATGCAAGGAGGGCGTCTGGTCCGGGCAGGCCTGTCTGGCGATGCTGGCGGAAGTGTCGATGGAAGAGGCGATCGAGGCCATGGGCACCTGCAACGAGGCGACCACCGGGCAGATCATCGATGCCCTGATCAAGCTGAAGATCGAGCATAACCCTCGAAGGATCGTACACCGCAACCGGGGATTGCCGCCGTGCGATGCCGCGCTGGTGTGGCTGAAGGATACCGATGGAAAGAGAACCCGCATGGCGCTGTTCGCCAACGGGTTTTTTTACGATCCGACCCTTCCGTCTCCGGTTCAGAAACCGGCCCGGGCCACTACGGTATCGTATCTGCGGGTGTCGATTCCAAAGCGCGCGCGCCAGGAAAAGCATCGTGAACGCCGCGAAACCGTCGATGAACGGATTGCCCGGTATGCCCGGTATCGGAACGGGGCCGAGGGATTCATCGAGTGGGCCGAGGAGCATATCTGCATCAAGGTGACCCAGTCCGGCGCCATGATTCCGGTCTGGACCTCGCTGGCCGATCTGCCGGACACGCCGGACCCGGTGACCGGCCGGTCGTACAAGGAGTTGTGGGAAAAGCAAAAGGAGGTGGTGCGCCGCGCCCTGGTGCTGAAGAACGGGAAGTTCAAGCACCGGCTGATCGTTTTGTGCTGGCCCCGAGGCGAGGGCAAGACCTTTGTGGTCTGTTACATTCAGATGTGGAAGTTCTTCTGCTGGCCCAATCAGGAAATCATGCTCTGCGCCAACAGCAAGGACCAGACCAAGTTCGTTCAGTACGGCATCATTCGCAAGATCATCGAAAACTCTCCGAAGCTGCTCCGGCTGGTCGGGTCGAAGAACATTCAGGAAAAGGAGATCAAGATCACGGACCGGGCCGGAAACGTGGTGTCCTTCATCCGGTCGATGTCCAACTTCACCGGCATCGTATCCAACATTACCGGGTATGCCTTTTCGGAATTGTTCCAGCTCAAGGACCACGAGTTCTTTCAGCAGGTGGACGGGTCGATTCGAAACATGCCCAATGCCTTCGGCGTGATCGACAGCACCGTATCGCCCAAGGATCATATCCTCTACCGGCTCTATCAGTCGTACACGAAGAACGAGGACGAAACCCTGTTCTTTGATTACCGGTTCAGCAAGGCGGGAAATTATCAGGATTACTGGCATCCGGAGCAGTCCCAGCAGCAGCTGAATTCGTACCGGACCAAGTTCATTCTGGGCGGTTTCGAGCGGTACTTTCAAAACCTCTGGTCGGCCGGCACCGAGTCGGTGTTTACCCGCGAGCAGGTGGACGCGGTCGGCTACATGGGCGTGGATATGGATGTCAAAAACCACAAGGGCCTGATCGAGGTTATAGAAAAGCGCAACCATATCATCGACCAGGTGAACTACCTGGCAAGCGAAGGCGTGGACATGGAGAGCCGCAGCCTGAACATCGACGAGATCGAGCGGCGGCTGTGGTCCGTGGATATGGTGTATGCGCTGAATCTGCAACCGAAAGAGAACATGGTCATGGCGTCGATCGGGGCCCTGGAGGCGTTGAGCGAGATTCTGGACACGGACTGGGCGATTCTGGCGGGCATGGACCGCGCTGACCCGATGAAAACCGGAAGAACCGCCGCCCGGACCATCGTGACGGTCGTGGCCAAGGGACTTCCCGGATCCGCCAGCAATGTTTCCAAGATGCGCAACACGGAAGACGAGCGCAAGAAGGCGATGGGGCTGGAGTATGTGTATTATCTGATCGCCCTGGCTTCCATCGGGGATCATTCCCTGGATGGAATCAAGACGTTTCTGTCCGATGCGGCGGACGAATTTGGCGGAATCGATGTGATCGGCGGCGAGCGGTGGGGCATGTGGGATCTGGAGCCGTGGACCAAGGACGAGGAAATTGAGTTGGTGGCGTGGCAGTCATCCTATAGCGTGCATCAGCGGGCGATGTTTGGCGAGCTTTACACCCTGGCCGATTCCGGGCGCTTCAAGTCTCCGGCGGTGCGCGTGGAAGGATCGCGGGACAAGGACATTTTGCGGGAGGAACTTTTGAAATTCGACCACGACGACGAAAAAAAGAAGTTCGGATCCCCGGAAAAGACGCATAAGTACGGCATTCAGGACGACTCGGTGTACGCATTGGCCGGATCCATTTACGGCGGCCGGTTGAAGACCGTGTTTGACTTTCAATCCCGGCGCAACAAGGCGATGTTCTGGGGCGCCATGCACCATCCCTCCGATCTGCTCGGGAACTATCCGGCATCGGAACACATGCATCAAACAAGGAGGTAGAATTATGGCAGCACTGTCTCCGGAATCCTATCTGGATCTGATTGACAAGCAGTATCGCGAGGCGAAGAAAGCGCGGATTTCACGGCTGGATTCAAAGTGGGGAACCTGGTCCGGCCGAATGAACCGGAAGCTCAGGCGGATCATCGACGGCCTTGAAAAGACCGGTGTGTGGGACGATGTGCGCCGCGCGGGGGTGTACAAGATGGTGTTCATGTTCTGGCTGCACCGGTCCAGAATGCTGGAGATCTGGCATCGCGGCGCGGGGTTTTTCGGCCAGGCCAAGATGCGCCGGGAAGCGGGGGTTATTGCGGACCTCCGCAAGCATATCGAGGCGGGCGAATGCGTCGGCGACATCGATCTGTCGTCCCGCGGAATCGCCGACGCGATGTTTGACCGGGCCGCCGGGAAAAGATGATCCGGTTTACATTTAAACTTTCGGGTTTATCGTAAGTTTATAAATAGCTTATAATATTTATTTATAACTTGACATATCAATGGTTCAGGTTGTAAATAAAGCATAATATCTGCACTGAACCCTGAAGGATTGGAATGATGCCGTCATGACCGTTGCCAAAGCCGCTGATGAAGAACCGTCTCAGGACAAGTTGAGTCAGACGCTGGCCGGGCTGTTGAATCTGAGCGACGAGCAGTTGAAGAACGTGCAGCTTATCATGCCGTGGCAGCCGCTGGTGAATTCCACGGATGCGCCGAACATCAAGGATGCGGACGGGTTTGAACGCGGGTATGCTTCCAGCAAGGAGATTGAAACCTGGACGCGGGAGCGATCCCAGCAGGAATGCTGGAAGATGTTCCACCGGAATCCCCAGGTCAACACGAGCGTTCGAGGGCTGACCGGCCGGATCGTGGGATGGGGGTTTGAAACCGCCTCCCTGCATCCGGAAATCCATGCAGCGATCAAGAGCACCATGCTGGACTGGCGCAACCAGCTCTACGACTTTCTGCCCAAGTACCTCAATCGATCCAATGTCGAGGGCGAACTGTATTTGATTTTCACGGTTCACACGGACGGATTCATCGAGGTGGACTTTCTGGATCCGTCGCGGCTACCTGGCGGCGGCGACGATGATTCCGGCATCATCTTTCATCCCAACAAAAGTACGCTGCCCGTTTTTTACAACGTATCGGACGAGAAAAACTCCCAGATGGTCGAGCAGATTCCCAGCGTGTTCGTGGCCCGCGATCCATCGCTGGTCAAGGCCGTCGAGAATCATAACGATTATGAAGCGTCCAAGCAACCCAAGACCGAGCATGGCGCATACAGCCGGATCGGCGGATTCCGGCGGTTCGTGGTGTCCTGGCAGAAGGGCCTGATTACCCGCCGGGCGATCAGCCACCTGCGGACCACCATCGAGTGGCTGAACCATTACGAGCAGTTGAAGAAGTACGAGATCGACCACAAGAAATCATCCGGGGCCTATGCCTGGATTTTTACCTTTTCGGATGTCAAGACGTTTAAATTGTGGGCTTCCCTGTCGGATGCGCAGCGCAGCGCGACCGGTCTGATGCAGGCCGTTGTGCCCGGCGCCAGGCTGTTCGTTCCGCCTGGCATCGAGGCCAAGGTGGTCAGTCCGCAGCTTCCCAATATCAGCGATACGGATACCGACATTCTGGAAATGGCGGCATCCGGCATGAACGAGCCCCGGGACACCATGACCGGTTCGGCCAAGGGCACCTACGGCGGCATCAAGGCCAGCCGGGGGCCGATGTCGGACCGGACCTCCGATGAGATCGCGTATTTCGACCGGTGGTGGCGGTACAGTTTCTGGGGATCCGTGTTCTTCCTCAAGGCCGCCATGGGCGTGATGAAGTCAAGCTACAAGGTCGAGGAGGCGATCGGATTTAAAAACGGCGAACCCGTCTTCGGTAGGGTGGCCAAGCTGCCCGAGGAGCTGGTGGAGGTCAACTATCCGACTTCCGAGAGCATCGATTACGAGTCCCGCGCCAAGGGTTTGATGGGCACCAAGCACGGCCCGCTGCCGGAATCTCTGGGCATCGCTCGAAAGGGCGTGGCCGACCGCATGGGGCTGGGCTGCTACGGACGGCAACGGCTGCAGAAGGCGACCGAGGACAAGCTGTATCCGAAGCTGATCTACACCCAGGACGATGAATCCATTCAGGAGAAGGTCGAGGGCGAGAAGGGTAAGGAAACCGGGAACGGTAAAAACGATAAAGGCAACAAGGGCGAGAAGGACGACAAGGGAGACAAGGGAAAACAGTAGCGTTGATCTGACAATTTGATTTCGCACCGGAAGTCGCGAGCCGGGGCGATTTAAGGAATAAGAAAAAAGGCCAGTACGGGGGCCCGTACCCTCTGTGCTGGCCTTTTCTTATTCAAAAAATGCGAAAGCGAGGAAATTTATGCCGCATGTGAATACCGACTTCGTTAACAGGCTCTGCAAGCCGATCTGGTCGATCACTCAGAATGCGCTGGAAGACTGGGTGGCGATGGCTCAGACCGAAAAGTTCAACGAGGCGCATCTGAGCGGTTCGCTGTCGGAGCAGTTCGATGCGATACGAACGCGCAACGACGAGTACACGTTGGTAAACGGTTGTGTGGCGGTGGTTCGCGTGCGCGGGGCGCTGATCAAGGAGCCGGATTATTATTCCGTGATATTCGGCGAATCAACCTACGAGGGCATTCGGGACATCGTTCAGGCGGCCATTGATGATCCCAGAGTCCGCGCGATCGTGCTGGATGTGGATTCGCCGGGAGGCACCGTGGACGGTGTGTTCGAGCTGCGGAATTTTCTGCGCGCCGCCGGGCAGATCAAGCCGATTTACAGCTATGCCAACGGGCAGATGACCAGCGCGGCCTATCTGATCAGCGGCGACGCCAAAGAGATCGGGGCGTCGATTGCGACGGTCATGGGCAGCATCGGCGTCATTTCCATGCATGCCGACTTCAGCGAACTTTACAAGGAAATGGGCATCAAGATCACCTACCTGACGGCCGGCAAGTACAAGGCGACCGGCAACGCCTACGAGCCGTTGTCCAGCGATGCCAAGGCCTACATTCAGGAGCGTCTGGACCATCTGTATTCGTTGTTCGTCGATGTCGTGGCCGAGGGGCGCGGCATGTCCGTGGAACAGGTTCTCAAGATGGCGGACGGGAAAATCTTTCTGGCCAAGCAGGCGGTTGAACTTGGAATGATCGATCGAATCGAAACCGATCTGTCCGCTTTTATCTCTCATATTATCGAAAAGGAGGAAATCGTTATGAATTTGGACCAACTGAAAAAAGACCATCCGGAAGTCTATGCGGCTGCAAAGGCTGATGGTGCGGCGGAGGTAAAGGCGGAATGCGATGCCAAGACGACCGCCATGCAGGAGCAGACCGCAAAGCTCCAGCAGGACAATGCCGCCCTGCAGGGCGAGGTCAAGGAACTGAAACGCAAGGACGCCATTCGTGAGGAACACGAAAGGCAGACCGCCATGAAAGCCGCGGCGGACGGCATTTTTGCCGGGTGCCTGGCGAAAAGCGCGGTTCCGGTTCACCTGCACGGCAAGATCAAGGCTTATCTGGATCCGGCCAAGTTCTGCGATGAGGCCACCGGCGAGTTCAATGTGGAATCCTTCAAGACCGCCGTGGTCAAGGAAATCGCCGAATGGTCCGCGACGGACGGCGTGACCGGTTCCGTGGCCGGCGGCGGGTATACCGGCCGGCAGGAAGAGGCGGGCGGCAATGCCGGGGATGCCGAGGCCGAGGAGGACGCTCTGGTGAGTTCCCTGCTGACGCTGGTGAAACCGCACAAGCAGGTCGCGTAAGCAGACCGTGTAAGCGGCCGTTGTAAATTCTATCGGCGCGAGTCGTCGATTGCTACGAAATTTAAGTAAGTAAAAAGGAGAAAACAGATATGAGCATTTACGGAAACACCCCGCATCTTCTGCGCGGCGGCCAGATCGACCGGCGTTCGATTTTCGGGCCCTGCAACTTGGAAGGCATTCTGACCCTTCCCGTCACCATTCCCCCGGGGTTTGGATTCCTTCCGGCCGGAACCACGATGGGCAAGATCACCAGTGAAATCGGCGCCACCCGTGCCGGCCAGTATGTTCCCTATACGCCCCAGGCGGCTGCGGGCGGACTGGCTGCGGCCCTGACCACGCTGTTCGGCGCGGCCTACCTGCTGGCCGATCCGACCAACGTGGCAACCACGCTCGAAGTCACGATGAACGATTCGTACAAGTTCGCCGTGGCCGATCACATCGCGGCCCTGGACAGCAACAGCACCGCTCTCGATGTGGGCGCGATTTCCGCCATCGACCGGACCACCTACAAGGACAAGGCCGTCATCACCGTGGCTCAGATCAATCTGTCCACGATAGACATGGCCCAGGGCGGCTGCATCATTCACCAGACCGACACGGCGGATCCCTACCAGACCGCGGTGGGCATTCTGATCGGCGGCGTCGAGACCGGAACCGGCGAAAATGCGCAGGGCGGCCAGGGCGTGATCGTGATCAGCAATGCGATCCTGAACGTCGGAGCGCTGTACAACTGCGATTCCGGCGCCATCGCCGACCTGAGCGCGATTCAGCATGGCAACCTGCTGGTCCTGAAGTAACTGGCCCGAAGTAACTGAGGCGGCCGGCTGGCTGGCCGAATTCGATATCGAATGAAAAAGGAGAGAATGCGTTATGAATAATATTCCTGAACTGAGGCAGAGCACGCTTCAGAAACTGGTCACCCGGCATGAGACTGCTCCCAACCTGGTCCTGATGAAGACCTTCGGGTCGGATCAGTGGGAGTCCGAGGATGTCAAATGGGAGGCCCAGATCGGCAACCGCGGCATCATGCCGTTTGCCGGAGAGGATCAGCCCGCGCCCGTTGTCGGCATCGAGGGCGTTTCCGCGCACGAGGCCACCGCGGCCTTCTGGAAGGAAAAAACCTACCTGGGCGCGTCGTTCATGAACAACATCCGCGAGCCCGGCGATTCCCGCAAGCACTATACCGCGGCCAAGCTGCTGTCCCGCGAGACCAACAAGCTGCGCAACCGGTGCGACCGCAGAAAAGAATGGATGTTCTGCAAGATGCTGACCGCCGGCGCGTTTTCCTATCTGGATCGGCGCGGCAACAAGATCAGCGTCGACTACGGCGTACCGGCGGCCCACTTTCCCACCCTGGCGGCGGATCGCCTGTGGAGCGCCGACACCAGCAAGGTGCTTGAAGACTGGTTCGACATCGTGGAGTTCTATGAATACCATGCCCAGGCGCCGATCACGCAAGTCATGATCACTTCCGAGGTGCTTCGCGCTCTGGTGCTTAACAAGGGCGTTCAGAGCCTGGTGCAGAAATCGGCGTTCGGCGACGGCGACCTGATGACCCGCCCCGCGGTGGTGCTCCAGTCCCTGTTCGGCGTGCAGAACTTCCTTGTCTACAACGAGATGTACGAGGTGCGCTCCTGGCTGGCGTCCGCGCTGACCGCAGGAGCAGGCCCCCACACCATCACCGTGGACGAGGTCAAGGACATCGAGGTGGGCGATACGATCTACGGCGTGGCCCACGACGACGACGGCACCGCTCCGACCGTCACCGAGGCGATGACCGTTACCGCCGTCAGCGCGGCGGCCGGCACTATCACGGCGACCGGCGCCATCACGACCTCCCTGCGCAGCCAGGTGGACTACGTGTACACCATGCGCAAGTTCCTGCCCAAGGATCAGTTCACCGTGTTTGCCGACACCATCGAGGGCCAGAAGATCGCCGAGTTCGCCGAAGCGCCTTTTGACCTGAACCGTCAGTACGGCATGAAGGTGGACCAGAAAACCAAGTGGGATCCGGACGGAGTGTTCATCCGTGTTCAGAACAAGGGCCTTCCCGTGCTGTACTTCGAAGACGCGGTGTACAGCGTAACGGTACTGTAAACCACACAGCGCCGCAACGGGCGCTGTTCATACCATTTATGGAGGGCAATTTTTTATGACGACTCATATGGAGGGCATTCCCGGGCCCTACCCGACCCCCAAGTGCAGGGCCGCGGAAGAGGATCTGATCACTCACGATTCTCGTCTTCTGGCCATCGAGTCCACGGGCCTTACCCGCGTCACCACGCTGGAGGGCCAGGCCGCGAAGCTGGAGAAGCTGACCGGCGGCGCGTACACCCTTGAACCTTTCAACTGCTCCCCGGTGGTCACGCAGATCACGGGCGAGGCGTCGGACGGCACGGATACCGACGTGATGGCCATGTCTTTCGGCCTGAACATGTTCGAGTACCGGAATATCGGCACTCAGGCGCTGAAAGCGCCGGCTGTTGCGGCGGACGGGTTGCTTTGCTCGCTTGATCTGGATGCCGGCGAAGGCATCGAGATTACGCAGGGCATCACCACCCGCGCGCGGCACGCCTACACCATCGGCACCAGTCCCGCGTTTTACATGAAGGTCGGCATTCTGGTGGCCGATGCGTCCGAGATCGCCGAGTGCGCGGTCGGATTCAGAAAAGCGGACGTCTACAATTCCACGTTCGACAATTACACCGATCTGGCCTCGCTGAACATGCAGGCCGGCGCGATCAATGTCGAAACGATTCTGAACAACGGGGATACCACGACCACTGACACGACCGACGTTTGGGCGGACACCGAAGAGCACGTGCTCGAAGTGTACGTGAGCGAAGCCGGAGTGGCATCGTACAAGATCGACGGCGCGGCGCCCAAGAAGGTTCCGGCCACGGCCTTCACGTTTGACGAGGGCGATGTCGTGGTTCCGTTCTTCCACCTGATTCACGGCACCACGCCGGCCGCGGTGCACCTGCAGTCCTGGGAGGTTGGTCCCCAATAATCGAATGTAACAGAGAAGGGGTTTTGCAATGAAAACCATGTCGAATGTTGAAGATGTTCTGAAGGTACGGGTCCGCAAACGGCTGCTGTGCACCGGCGGACCCAAAGAAGGCTACCCGGCGGGGATTGTGTACGAAGCGCCGTTCCCGCCGGGAATTTTAAGGGAGCTTCAGATGGACCGGAAGCGGATCGAGTCCGGTCTGGGCTCGCTGGAGATCGTTCAGCTGATGGTGGATCAAAAGCCCGCCGGCAAAACCAAACCGGTCGACAAGATCGTTCCGGTCGAAGAGGTGGACGGCGGCGAACCGGGCGAGTCCGACGAACTGGCAGCCATGACGAAGATCGCCGCGCCGTCTGCGGTCGATGCGGTAATCGATCCGGTGGTGGATGCGCTGGTCGATGTATTGGTCGAAGGGCCGGAGGATGCGCCGGTCGATGCGCTGCCGGAAGGTGGTGAGGCGAAGGACGAACCGGTTGATCCCGAACCCCCGTATGTTCGCCCCGTCTGTCTGGACGGCGATGCGGAGTATTCGCTGGATGCGAATGCGGACCGCAGGGCGATTCGCACATACGCTCAGGAGCGGTTCGGCGTGAAGATCGACTGGCGGCTGTCTTTGGAAAAAATGATCGAGCAGGTGCGCCTGCTGGAGGCTGGAATCTAAATGACATCTGGTGAACTGACGACTCTGCTGACGGCGGAGATCAAGGGCCTGAGCGTCGATGTGGTGGCTGGAGATTACACGAACGCCATTTCGGAGGCGCAGCTGGAGACCGGATGGACGCTGCCCGTAACGGACAACTTTCAGGTGCTCTGGATCAAGCGCCGGGCTAAGCGGCATCTGATCTACATGCTCTGCACCGAGTCCGCCCGCAAGTTCAAGGTGGACCAGATCAGCCTGGGAGACCGGTTCAAGCATTACGTCGAGATCATCAAGATGGAGGACAGGGCGTTTAAGGAAGCCATGGAAGATCGGCCCGATCTGTTCTGCGGCATTTCCGCGCAGGCGTATTTCGGGCAGCAGGTCGGCACCTGCCACGCTTACGACGAGCTGGGCCGGGAGATTACCGACTATTCCGATGTGTTTAACGGCTTGCAGAGCGATTCCGGAGAATAACGGATGGCCATCGGCCCAGACATCAAGGAAGTGTTGAGCGAGATCGGCGGCGCGGTGACCATTCTGCGCTCCCCGACCAATGTGACCGGAGAGTATATCCGCATCGTGCTCAACAAGCAGGTGACCAAGCCGTTTATCCGGGAATTCTTCACGGAAGCCATCCTGTCCTACGATACGGGCATTGTCGCCGGCGATGAGATCCTGTTCGCCGACGGCCATGTGTATCTGGTGATGAACAAGACCGCCGCGATTCTGGAAGGTGAAACCTACCAGTGGAACAGCGTGCTTCACAAGACCAACGCGGTCGGAAGGATTCTGCGCAAGCCGTCTACTTCCACCCGCAGCACGCGATACCAGCAGACGGCGGCATGGTCGGTCACCAACACCAGCTGCTATGCGCTGATGACCGAGTCGCTCTACGGCAACGAAATGGACACGGACGAGGACCTGGCCAATCTCGGGCTGATGCGCGAAGACCTGTACATCTCGTCCAAGCACGGGATTTTAAGAAACGACCGGTTCGACATTTCCGCCGTCGGCGCGCTGACCAAGACCAGCACGGCCGGAACGATCGCTACCGGCGCGGTGATTGCTCTCGGGAATGCGCCGATCACGGAAACCTGGACGATCACGTTTGACGACGCCACGCATTTCCATGTGACCGGCAGCGATGTCGGCGTGCTGGATGCGGCCGGAGTCGTCGGAACGGTTCTGGCCGTCGAGGAGTATTTCACCGTTCCCGCCGTGTTTTTTACCGGAACCTGGGCGGCCGGGAACACCTGCGTTTTTGACACCACGGCGGAATACTACTGGGTGCAGGACGTTAAGAAGCGCCGGTACAACGAGGTGTGGGTGGCGACGCTGGCGGAGGACAACCGATGAGTTTCGGCATGGCGATGAAACCGGGGCATTACCGATCCTACATGGAGGCGCTGAACCGGCTGGAATCGATTGCCAGGGCCCAGAAGACCCGGCTTCCGCGCGTGTGCGCCGAGGAGCACCGGGACGATCTGGTCAAGGCGATTCTGACCCAGCGGTACAAGGGGCCGAACACCTATCCGGAATATTCGGATGCTTACGCCAAATGGAAGAAGGGCATGCTGGGATCGGTCGGCAAGTTCTGGGTGCTGTTCGGGGATCTGCTCCACTCGCTGACCGCCATCAACCGGGGCGCGGGCGGAAGCAAGTGGTTCGCCGGCATTCAG